GGGCGTCTAACTGCCATGCGGCTGCTTTCATCGCAATCTCCGCTTTAGCGATCGCGGCGGTCATGTCCGCTAACTGTTGGTTCATGGTCGGGGCTCCTTAATTTGTCGGTATTTGCCGTCACGATAAACCAGCGGTGTGGCAAAGATCAACTCTTTGCGTTCGTTCAATGTTAAACCGCCCCAAATACCTGCACATTCTTCTTGATCGGCTAAATACTGCAACGCCTCGTTAAGACATTCAGGTCGTACCGGGCAACCTGCACAAACCGCTTTTGCTTCCTTAATTCTTTTGACAATCTGTTTTTCGCCGAGCCTGTGAATGAACAAGTCAATGGGCATACCTCGACAAGCTGCATGATCTCTCCAGTGACTTAGCACAGTTTCCATGGTTTCCATCCGCACCTACCTGTTTCTTCTAGGTCGGAATACAGCAAGTAGGCGAAACGGAGGTTGAGTGTCGGGTCGGACATGGCTTCAGCAAATGGCATATTAAACACTTGCTCCACGTACTTAGTGTGGATTTGGTTGATCTGCGCGACACCGTGGTCATGGCCGTTAAACCATTTCACTAACTCAGGGTCACTAGACAACGGCGTAATGTTCAAGCACCTTGTTTCCTTCCAGAGCAACCGACCCAGTTTTTCTAATGTCTCAGTGTTGTTGGGCCAACCGACCGTGATCGCAGTCTGGAACCATTCTTGGCACTTGGTGTCCGGGTGAAAGTCGGCAAGTCGAGTAAACGGCACGGTGCTAGTCGTGCTGGAGGTGGTGCTAGTCGTCGTAGAAGTTGTTGTTGCTGTGAGTTCCTCTGCGCGATCCTCCAGTTGTTGAGGTGTCAACATCCCGAGCGTGACCGTGGAGGGCACAGACGGAGCCTGAAGGGTCACTGTGGTGTCTTGGACGCCAGTGATCGCCCACAAGGCGCACAGTCCATACGTGCCGAATGCTAAAAGTGCTAGTCTTTTAAGGTTCATTTAGTAGTCCTCTGATAAATCCGCAACTGATTTGCGGGTGCTAAAAAAGCCTTCAAATATTGGGTTTTCTTGCATGATTTCACGGGCCATAAAAGCGCGATAATTGTTGTTAAATTTGAATTCGCTAGTGGGGTCGTTGGTCGTTGCGTGCTGATAACGCAAGACCTCGACAAGGGCCGCTATCCCGTAGTGGGTGTGCCCTTGAATGTGCAGCTTGTAGACCATCTGCAATAGTGCGGGCATGACCCACGGGTTTGCCTCTTTAAAGGCTTCGTATTTGATCATCTCGGGTGTTTTCACGAGAACGTCAAAAAGGGATGGTTGCATTGCTTCCTCCTGCGGTCGGGGTCCCGCTATCACGGGACGCACTTGGTTGTCAGTCATTAGACCGACTTCCAGACCAAATGTCAAGTCACCGCGCGTCGAGTGTAGGAAAAGCCGCTATGGCATCTAGGACGGCTTGTGGGAGGTTGTCTCCGCAGACGTAGCGGATATGCCACGCTTCAGCGTTAGCACCGTTTTTGACTTCCCATGAGAACCCAAACTTTAAGGCGTTGCTGGTGGATAATCCGTCGCCTAGTAACCATTCGATTCGTTTGCCTGAAGCGGACGCGACATCTATCGCGAGTCCCCAGCCGTGATTGCTTGTACCGGGTGTGCCTGCTGGGGCAAAACCTTGTTTCAGAAACCAGACTTGACCGTTGTATTTGCGGGTCACTTGGGGTTTACGAAAGTTGGGTTTGGCTTCGTACCGTTCATTAAACAGGGCCACCTGTTGGGTTAGTGGGCGGTACGCGCCGACATGCTTGAGTTCTATTCCGTCAAAGTACGCGGCGAGCTGTAACGCGTTCCATGCGGTGGCCGCAAGGCTGTGCAGTTTGCCGTTGGGTGCTTTAATGTCGCGTAGTAAGGCTGGTTTAATCTCGCCGTTTTTTTGACCTTCTAGGTCTGACGGCATGATGATGGGTAGTACCGGGTAGTCAGTCATCTTGTTTTTCTCCCTTGTCCTTAAGGCCGTTACTGGCCAGTAATCCTGTTAACGCACCAGCCAAAACCAGTAGGACGCTGGAGAGCACTTCCCACGCTTTGGAGTCGTTGGGTGACACTTCAAGGGGCTGTACGACGAACGCGAGTGAATACAAGATCATTCCAATACTCAGAATGAATGTCAGCGACAGCGCAGCTCCGACCATCAGGACAAGGCGCGCTTTGATCTCAGAATTGGTGTATTTCTTCACGGTGTAGTCGCTCCTGTTGAGGTGTCACATCTGGGCGCTGTCGGTTGGGTTTCGCAGTTGTTTCGAGTGCGGTCGCTACACCCTGTAACGACAAACATCAGGACGATAGCAAGAGCTGCGATCACGGCAAGCGTTTTCATGTTTCAGGGTTGCTTCCAAGTGTCCAGTTGCATGATTCAGGGTCGTCGTACAACTCCGATAATGCACACGGTTCGTGGCACACACCGCACATCACATAATCGGGGTTGCCACACATAAACTCGTTGACACCGTTTTCTGGGCAGGTTTCGTTTGTGCAAGTAACTGTTTTCATCATGCCACCTCGTAAGCAACCATTAGTCGAATTACATCACCTGAAGCCAACGCCAAAGTTGGCGAAGAACCAATTGGTGAACCTGTCTGATACAACATTGTAATTGTTGTCGTTGACGCAAGGCTGGCTGGCCCTGAATACAAAGCGTTGATGTTTTGGTCATAAACAAAACCTGACCCAATTTGTTGTGTACCTGCAACTGCTGTCAATGGCAAGCCGATCGTAACATTTGTGTTGTTTGTGCCTGCACTTGTAACATTTAAGTCCAAGTTAACAATGCACAATTTTTGTAGTCGGCAAAACTTTGCATAAGCGATCGTTTTGGTTACTGTTACGCCTTGAACAAGGGTCGGCGTGTAAGCCTCCCATGCGGCCCCAATGGTGTTAAGCGTCGCCGCAGTCAACACCTGCCCGCTAGTCGTACCTGCTGTCCACTGTGTAGCCATAATGTTTCTCCTTTACCAACCTAGACGGCTGGTATCCAAAATACCTGATGTAGTGCTGTCCAAGATAAACAAATCATAAAAAGACGCTGGCGAAAAATAGAAGGTGTAACTGGTTTTGCCCGGCACACCACTAAAACTAAAACCTTCAAATATGACATTTGTTGCTGTGTCGCTTCCAGCTCCGGGGACTCGCCAAGTTAAAACGGAAGCGAACTCGTAGAAAGAACGAATGTTTTGTATAAAGTCACTGATGGCTGTGTTGTTTGCGGTTGCGTCGTCAAAGTCAACCTCAAATCTCAATGTTGTCGGGTCGCCTTGTGTGTAGCTGATCCATGACGCAAGGCCTGATGCTTGGGTGCTACTAAAATCTGCTGATTCAAACGAGAATCCTGCAATGCCGTTGGCTGTTTGACTTGCTGTGTTGTTTCCAAATACGGGTGCTAAAGCGTTTCCAGATGCGTCCGAGTAATTGACGGTCACTTGATTTCTAAAGTTGTCTAATGCGTTTGCGCGTCTTAGTTCTGTGTAGGCGATTGAAGTGGTTGACGATGTTGTTCGGTGAAGGTTGACAGTGTTGTAGTCCAACATTCGACTACGAGCCAAGAACAAGATTCCGCCTGACTGTGCCAACAGTGCGCCTCGTTCTGTGTTGTTCAGAAGGTTGAGACGGTTTAAGATTGTGCCGTTGTACAGGGTCACTGCTTGAGCTGTAGAATCGCCTGTGCCAACTCTGGACACTTCAGGTGTTTTAAGTCCCGTGAACGCTTCGTTTGATCTTTCGGCTTGATTGGTTGTTGATTGTTGGCTGTAACCAGCAAAGTCTTGCAGTGTGAACTTACCTGCTCTGGTCAGTTCGTCTTGGCAGGTGATTGTCGCAGTTGACATTCCAACATTGCCAGGGTAATCCGTGTATGTAACACCGATGACTGTTCCCCATGCAATGTCCAAACCTGACGAGAACACGATTCGGACTTCAAGGCCTCGAGTAAAGTTCGCGGCTTCGTTTGCTTGGTTCTTAATGGTGATCTGGAATGTGCCACCGCTGTAGTTGTCCAGATAGTTCTGTCGTCCTGCGTCGCCACTGAACGAGATCACCGAGGTGGTGAAGTCTGTGCCGAGAGCTCCGCGTCTGAATACCCATGCTTCTGCGCTCATTGAACACTCACAGGGAGTCTCCCGACGTTGCGGTTGTAGGCCTGTAGTGCGCGTACGACTTCGTTTGGATCTGCGCTGGTGACATTGATTGTGATGTTGCCACCGCCACCGAAGCCCATACTGCCCATCTTTGACAACGGGATGATCGCTTCGGGTTCACGGCCTTCACCGATCATGGCAATCGTTGGGCCGGTCACGATGCCACCTTCAGCGAGTC